CAACACATGAAAAGTTCTGAAGAGATGTATAACGGTATATCACTGTCCCCGGCAATGCGTAGAGCCGCAGAGGAACATCTTTACGGGGTAAGAAACGGGTTTATGCCGCCAACGAGGTAGTGACGTGGAACTAATGGACGCCATAGGGGTAGTCTGGCCTATCGCGGCGGCTTTCGTGACTCTGGTAATTGTGCTTGCAAAGATGCACGCAGATATTGAGCAGATCAAAGAGAAGATTAAAGTGTTGTTTGAATTGTGGAATAACAAAAAATAACCCCCTCCGAAGAGGGGGTCAGGGAGAACGACAGACAGTCGTGAGGGGTGGACCAATGCTGTCTATCGAACTTTATCACACTGTGCGCCAGAAGCGTACCCCTAAATTTCCACCTTCAATACGTAGTCGGTGCTCTAGTTCCCAGTGTCTATCACAGAATATCTTGTTTACTTGCTTTATTGCCTCGTCGGTATTTATGCAGGGTACGAAGATGGAAGAGCCGATAGCCATACCCTCCCAGTTAACTTCTATCATCACGCCATCGGGCGCTAGATCATACGTCTTCAATACCTTCATCGCCAGAACCTGTATCGAACTTCATTATAATCACATCAGTAGAACCTAATTCCAGAAGGGTGCCTTTCGTTATCCGCACTTTCTTACTATAACCCTCGCATTTAGCATAGATTTCGCTTTTCAGATGCGAGTAGTTAATCTGTAACTCACCGCACCATTCTTTAAGGGGTTTTGGTTTTACGTAAAATAATTTGGTGTCCGTTTCGTATCGGGCTACTAATTTGCCTCGCGCTACCTGTTCGGGGATAACATGTTCATCAAGCCCGTTACCATGCGTTCCACGGTTGTCTGCGGTGCTTTTGATTTGCAGAATATAACTTATGTTTTCTGCAAAGAAGTCGCCCATAATATCCTGCACTGAGCCGCCCATTTCAGTTAGCCCTCGTTTGTTTTGTGCTATAAGATCGGTACACGCCCAGTTAAATACTTTCGGTACATCAAAGTCATGAAGTCCAACCTTCTTTGAGATTATCAATCCTGATATTGTCGCAGTAAGTGTGTCCGACCAGTAACGGTTTTCAGATGTTAGCTGTGCCTTTTCATCCACCCGTCTCTGTACCTTCTTTACTATCTTTCTTGCCTCTTCTAAATTCTTCATTACCCACTGTATATAAGGGGGACCTGCATGTCCGTAGTTCCCAAACACGTTACTCTTAAATGTATCTTGCAGTTCTTTGTCTTTTACCTTGTCGAATATACGTTCTACCCGACACTCAAGTATGCGCTGTGCTTCCGCTTTCGGCATAGCCTTACCACGACTGACTGTCTCAATAACAGAAGCGTTCGCTGTGTACTGCATCAACAAACCCCACTCTCTGCCTTGGTGCCGCTCTACGTTTGCACTAGCAGTCATACGTCCTCGCTGTCTACCAGACGTGCCTTGATATATAAGGTCAGACATTTGACGTGGTGTTAGATTGGTAATTTCGTCAATGCCCGTTGGTAGGCTGTGCATAACCTCGGCACGGTTCATCTTGAACGCAACGCTATCGGCTTTATCCAAAACAAGTTTCTTTGGGTTGCCCCAAATACCTGCCGTGGCGTACATCATCATGGTTTTGCCTGTGCCTGATTCGTTGTTAATGAACGCTACTGCACCGCAACTTTCGTTGAGTAATTCCATTAGTGGACTACCGAAACCCATACCAAGCGCGAACTGTTGTAGTAGAAACTTGTCATCGTCCCACAATTTTAAGTTATCACGCCACACTTCATATGTACCCTTGGGTTCAAAGTGTGGGAAAAACCCTACCGTCTGATTGGCAGGTGGGTTAAATTCTATACAATCAGGTCTCACCTTTTGGTTGCCCAAAATAAAGGTATCCATCTTGTCGTTAGCCCACCCGAACTGAACGTGAGCATCGTCTGCTGTACTGGTGGCTTGTAGTTCGTCCACCCAACTTAGTGTATATGACATTAATTCATCCATCTTTTTAACTGCTACGCCTTGAGATGAAAGTTTCTTTCTAAACTCTTCGCTAGACGTGACTGAACTCATCGGCAACGAGAACTCTTGCACCCCATCTCGGGGAAGGTGCAGACGCATGACCAGTGACTCGCCCATCTCGGGGTCTCTGATCCGCTTAACAACGTATAAGTCGTTATGGTATATTCTCTTCTCATCTACATCGCCGTCTTCGTTGGCGGTACGTATATAAACACCGCCGTTACTACCACGTACGTATGGTGGGGGGTACTTAGGTATGACGTGGGTTGGCTCGTCTTCTTCGATGCTTTCCGCTACATAGTTACCTTCATCGTCAGTCTCAGCCTCACGTAACTTCTTACCCAACACAATAGGAGACTTGATCACACCCCATTGGGGACAATCTCTACAGATGTCGGGGTTGTATTCGTCAAAGCGTACGCATGTATAAGGCCCTTTTATTTGCTCCACCTTACGTTTCGTATCGTCTGGTGTGTAGTCAGGATGCCCTTTGGACATGAGGTGTATTGCTTTCTCCCCATCGGTGCAGAACTTAGCAATAGATAGCCCTGCCCTCCACAATGGTTCGCTCATAGTCTCTTGGTTTCGGACTATGTATTTAAGCTGTTCACATCCTTCACCCTTCTGGGTCTTGATAAGTATGTCTTTAAACTTGTTTTCCTGATTACCCATCAGGTTTTGCATGGTTGCGCTTAGTTCCCTTGGTATGTTTTTTGTGGGAACTGGTATCGACTCAGACCCAAGCAACTCTGAAAACTTATCAAAGTCTACCGTCTCGAACTTGGCGGTAAGGCCAAAGAACCCTACGTCTGACGGGGGGTTGGTCTTATAGTTATGTGTGTGAGGAACTCTCAACACACGTGCCGCATCTGAGGTTACTGCCGGATCAGCGTAAAAGTTTTGCTGTGCACATAACCTTTTAAGCCGCTCCGCTACAGGCAACCAATCATCTAAGCACACCGATTCTGATAAGAACCAGTAAGCATGGATGCCTCTCCCCGAATTGACCATCGTTGGTTTCGGTAGTTTGTTGTGCTTACAGAAACGTCTTAATGCCTGTATAGCCTGTTCTTGATTTAAAAATTCTTTGCTCGGACCACAATCCAGATCGAGGAAGAAAGAGTTTAATCTCTTTACGTTATCGACTTTACGTGAACCTGCCTTATCAAACGTAGCCAGTCCGTAATAAACATCGTATCCTTCTTTATCATAATTGTGAGCGGCATCGACAACGGCATCTATCGTGTCGTAGAACTTCTGTGCTTTGCGTTCGTCACTTGATCGTGCCGCAAACACACAGTAGTAGCCACCACTACTTAGTGCCTTCGATAAAAATGTTTTTGTTTCCATTGGTCCACCCATTGCCTAAACCGTCACGGTGAAGAAATATGCCCTCACCGTGACGTAGTTCGATTACTTTGACTATTTGCTTAGTCCTCATCATCCCAGTCATCAATAATCGAACTCAAATCACTATCATCCGTAGGCGGTGCGGATGCAGTCTTCTTCACAACTTTGGTAGGTTCCTCAATTGGTTCCTCAACAACTTCTTCTACAACTTCTTCCTCAACCACTGCTGTAAACGGGTTATCCTCCTTAGAGTTGTATCCGTCTTCGGCACCAAATGGGTTTGATTGCTTACGCTCTGCAAGTTTTAGAACCTGCACTGCTTGCAGTCTTAGGGAACAACCTGCACCCATTGAACCGCTGTAAGGAATACCCTTGACTGCTACGTTCACGATGCTACCGCTTGTCAATTGAAAATCATCAGGTAGTTCGTTAGTCTTTGCATCAAACTGCGATGGCTTCTTAGTCTTATCGCCGTTGTATGCGCCCTTCAGATTAGCCTTGTGAGACCACATCCCATCATCTGTTTTCTTGAATGGGTTTTTAATCTCAGGCCAGTTCTTTTTCTTTTCCTCAGCGTAAGTTGTTTTCATGTACGTCCACAACGCCTTGGCTGTTGCATCGTCCATGATGAAGTTTACTGAATACTCAGCACCGTCATCTGTTGGTCCACAGGATACAGAGCGTTGTTGCTCGTTATCGTATCTGTATGTCTTATCCAGTTTAGGGTACATGGCGGTTATTTTTTTAACTACGTATTGCTCAGACATAAAAGTCTCCTTAGTTTGCATTTGCGTCATAGACAAATCCGTCTACTTCCGCAAAGATTGACCCCCTTGAGGGCGTTGAAATTGACATTGATATAGCCTCTTTAGCTTCTTGGCTCTCAGCCATTGAAACCACAAGACCTACTTCCTCTTCCCCAAGGGGGCGTACCGCCTTGAAAAACAGCTTGGGTACCGCACTCCCCCGATCAAACGCGCATTCGGTAATCACGGATAGAGCAGGTGTATTATGAGAACTTAGATACTGCGCGTAGGCTTGCATAGGCATCTTGCCTTCCTTCGCTTTACCGAACAACGATGTTGCAGGTAGTTGCAGTTGGTACACTTTTGTAAAGTCGTTCTCTATCACCACGGCTAGCCGCTGTGCAAAACGACATGCACGTGACGTACCTGACCCTGACCCCTTAATATTTTGGGGGCAATCCATACAACGGTGGGCTTGGCGATCTTCTTGCTTCACCTCTGGTGCAGGTGCACTAGTATCTGCTGACCAACACTTAGGACTTGTAGGGTTACTCGCATCATAATTACCTGCGTAGTAAGACCTAGAAATCTTAGCGGCGTTCAAGATGACCACGTTAAGAGTGTCATCATACACGGTACCTTGTTCACCGTTAACATATTCACGGAACTTACTCCCGCTAATGCTAATACGGCGGCGTTCACCTACGTTCTGCATCTGCTTCTCCTCACAAGTCCTCGTCGGTGTAACCTTGTCCTAACTCAATATCGGTTACTGCCGTATTAGCTACTGCGGATACCCCACCAACTTGTGTGTCTAAATATGTAGACATACTGTCAGCAGGTTTAGCGGTATCTTTCTTGGTTAGAGCGACAGATACATCAGCAACAGAGAAACGGTATGTGTTTCCTACTTTAATGTATGTGTCTTTTGGTATGTGTCCTTGGCGAACCCATGCGCGTATGGTCGAAACCGATACGGAAAAGTGCTTAGACAAGTCTTCGATTGGTACAAAAGGGCCGTTCATCATTTTTTCCTCACAGAAATTATATATTCAGAGTCTACGTTAAGTCCCATAGGGACAGTCTCAGGGTTTTCTTCAAGGAAAGTTTTTACATTAGTTTGGTTCAACCGCTTTTCCAGAAACTCGGGTACGTCATGCTCCATAACAAATTTGTGCATGGCTTCCCAATCACTGGTCCAATAGCGAGTCCTCACCGAACGGTAAAAAAGTCCCTCTGAAGTCTTTACGCTCTCAAGCCCCTGCTCTTTGCAGTAGTCGAGTAGCGCGGCTTTGACCTTATCCAGTTTCTGATTAAGGTCTTCTTCTTGTTTCTTATAGTCCGACGAAAGCTGTGCTTTCTTATCTCGGATTTTTAAGTAAACACGTGTCAGCTTCTCAGCTAACTTCTTATCCTCACTCATTTTTGTTTCTCCTAATCGCACGACAAATTGTGTCGGGAGGTTCACTCTACTAGCGTATAATACCTTAGTCAAGCAATTCTTTGTAAAGATCAATCATTTTTGTGTGTACGTCGATTCTGTTATCTAACAGTGTGTAAACACGTTTCTCTACGGCTGAACCTTGGAGCTGGACGACGGTACACTTATGATCTTGTCCTGCTCTGTGAACACGTGCGTTGGCTTGGGCATAAGTTTCTAACGAACTGGTAGGACCCCACCACACAACTGTGTTAGCGGCGGTTAACGTGACACCATGAGCGGCGGCTTGTGGTTGGATTACTAACACCCGTGGGTTAGTATTATTTTGAAATCGGTGAAATATATCTGTGCGTTTGGGTGCGGATACATCACCACGGATAACCTCGGTAGCTATCCCATCGTCGAGTAGTTTGTTTGTAAGGATGTCTATCGTGTGCTTGAACGGTACGAACACAAGCACCTTCTTGCTACTCTCGTCGATTACCTCACGTAAGACTTTGTATCGGTTCTTGATGTCAAACTCTAATGCCTCTCCGTTATCGGTATACACCGCACCAGAAGAGATTTGTAGAAGTTTACTCATGATGATAGCGGCGTTAGCCCCTGTTATCTCTTCCCCTGCGGCCTGTAATACCATCTTATTCTTTAGTTCTTTATAGTATTTTGTCTGCTGACGCGTGAGTTCTACCTCTCGCTTGGCATATACCATAGGGGGCAAGTCCAGACACTCATCTTTTGTGAACCTGATAGCAGGTTGCAGTGCGTTGTAGACTGTATCCGAAGCAGTTTCTTTTGGCTTCCATTTGAAGTTGGTGATTTTGTACATCACCATATCGCGGAACGAACCAAAGAACCTTGGCACGGCAGTGGGGTTAACTAACTTAGCAATACCGTAAGCGTCGAGGGGTGATTGAGCCGCAGGGGTACCTGTCATCATCCACAACCAAGTCTGATCGGTTAACAACTTGTTGAGTGTCTTCCATCGTTTAGTCTGTGCGTTCTTATAGTGAGTAGCTTCATCTACTATGATGCAGTCGAACCCACCCTTGGCTATGTCATCGGCTACAATCTCTACCCCATCATAGTTAATGATGACGTAATCAGAGCCTTGGTTAATAATCTTTCTGCGCTTCTCTTTAGCACCGTAAGCCACATCAACCGTGCGGTGCATGGCAAAACTAAACAAGTCATTGCGCCATGCGCTATCCATGATCGAGAGCGGGCAGATAACTAACACACGCCGTATCTTACCTTGGGTCATTAGGAAATCGGATGCCCAGATAGCAGACGCAGTTTTACCTGTACCCTGCTCGTTAAAGCAGAAAGCCCTTCGGTTCATAGTAAGGAACGCGGAAGTAACCTTTTGGTGTTCGTAGGGTGTGTACTGACCAGACCATTGGTACTGTCCTTCAATGGGTGATGGCACCTTTATATTTAACTTCTTTAGGGTATGCGCTTCGTCTACACCCCAGTTAACTACTACTTGATTGTTTGATAGTTCTCGGCTCTTCTCGACAACTGTAGTAACTTTGTTCGGGTTTTTCAGACGCAACAGTAGCGCCTTGTTCTTTAATATTTGCACATCGTTCTCCATCGCAACGCCGTATGGCGCGGTGTTAGTGTGTCACTAACTATTTTTTCTTAGAGCCTTTGCTCAACGCCCCACCTGCCGTACGGTTTTTCTTTCGGCTTTGTACTGTGACGCCATCTTTGTTGGAACCCCCACGTGCCAACGGCTTCTTATGTGCTACGTCCTTGCCTTCTCTCTTGTCAGCTTTACCATTCTTGTTAGCGTCTTTACCTGTCTTATCCATCTTTCTTCTGGCACGCTGTCTTTCCATACGTGCCTTAAACTCTTTACTATCGACAGATTTGTTCTTTTGTTTCTTACGGTCTTCTTTATTTTTGTATGGCATTAGTTACTCCCATTGTGAGCGCACACGGTGACAGGGCAGTGCCTTTTGCACAGACCATTCGGGCGCGGATTCCAGACGTTTTTATCGGCGGCGATCTTCATGGCTTCATACTTGCCTAGCCATTTAGTCCACAAGGAACTGGTATCGTACTCATGGTACTTCGCTTTGATAAGATCATTACTAACAACAAACACTAACCCTGCTTTAATCTTCTTTACTTCGGGGTAGTGTATAAACACAGACAGAGCCATTAGTTCTAACTGCCCTTTGTCTGCGTATCGTGCATTTTTACCAGTCTTGTAGTCGATGACCCATGCGGTTTCCCCCAACGTGTCAACAATTAGCAAGTCAATGATCCCACGGAACCAAACATCTTTATCGTAGAATCCACATGCGGTTAGGTTCTCAGTTACGCCTACCTTTTGTTCGCATAGCTTGACCCCTCGTTTGTCGTTAAGGGAATCAAGCATTGCTTGCGCGTAGCTAAACCTCTTAGGTAGAGGGGTATCACTACCAACGTAATCTTCTGCGGCTTTGTGAAACTCGTTACCGTACAAGATCGCATCGGTCTGGACGAAAGGATACTCTTTAAGTATTTTCTCGTGGTAAAACTGTTTAGGGCATTGTTCAAATGCTTTGATCTTGCTGAACGACCACGGTGCTACACTCATTCACAATCTCCGTAAGATTTTCCTAGTCCACTTTCACAATTGATAGGCAGACCTGCCGCCCAGTCGGGTGTCCAACGCATACGCTCCTCAACAAACGCTCTCGATTCGATCACGTCCTCGTCTTTTACACATACGACGATGGAGTCATGCACCGTTAACACAATACGACATCTCTTGCTGATTTGTAACATTTGCTCACCAATAATGCAACGCGCTATCGCCTGACATACATTCTCTGTTACCTTCCCACCATAAATTCGGGTGCGACCACGCCGTGTCTTGTAACTATACTCAACACCACGCTCCCCTTGCTCACCTGATAAGTCGTCATAACGTAGCATCAAACCAGAAGGAAGAAGAATCCCACGTTCTGATCCCAACACTTTCAGTACACCTTCCCTACCTATCTGTATGGTATCGCCGTTCACCATGTACTTGATCATGTTCTGACAGTCGCGCCATAGCTGATTTATTTTCCAATTAGCCTCACGATAGATATTGATAACTCGACGCGCTTCATCCAGTTCCATTTCAAACCCAAAGCCTTTTAGCTGTTCTTGAAACCTAACTGCACCCATCCCATAACCTGCGCCAAGGATAGTAGTCTTACCTACAAACCGTTGGTCTTTAGTTATTTCGTCCTCGGCAACACCGTATATGCGAGAAGCCATCACCTTATATACATCTTCATCGTTAGCGAATGACTGAGTAATGTCATCCTGACCTGCCAACCATGCGAGTACACGTGCTTCGATCTGCGAACTATCACAGTCAATCAACGTGTGTCCTTCTGGTGCTAGGATGCTACGCTTTAACTTCTTACCATTTGGGCCACGGCTAGGTAGGTTCTGCATGTTGATCTTGTCATCACCACCCCATCGCCCAGTGTGTGCGGCGTAGTATCTTACTGGAACCGGCAAAGTCCCACGTTTACCTATGTCTATAAACCTCTGAGTACGTGTTTCCTCAAGGGTACTCTTCGTACCCAGACGTGCGGCTACTGCCGCTTGCACTCGGTCATCCTCATGGTCAACCAGAGCCTTGAACTCTTCGTCGTTCTTGGCGAACGCGAATGTTTCTTTGCCTGTACGTAAACTTATTTTCATAGGCGGCTTTACGCCTAGACCCTCAAGCACTGCGGCAAACTTAGGGTTAGACATCAAGTCTTCCTTAGATACACCTGCATCCTCAAGTAGTTGGTCTTTACGTTCACGTGTGTCTTCAAGGTGCTGTTCAAGCAACCCAATGTCCAACTCCAAGAACGGTTCAGTAAACATACGTAACGTCATGTCTATTATCATAAGTTCTTGTTTAGGAAAGCCTTTCTTTAGGAAGATGTTGAAGAGTTTGTATGTTAACTCGACATCATTTATGCAGTAGTCACCGTACAGCGCCAAGTCTTGTTCAGAGAAATCGGCTCGACGTTTGCCTAACGCGTTTAAGACTTCGGTTCCCTTAGTGCCAATCTGGTAGCGTTCAGACAACGCCCTGAGACTGCCGCCAACTTCCACCCCGTGTAAAGCACGGGCGATACACAAAGTATCGGTATACACGCGAGGATGAATATCAAACACCCAAGAGAGAATGGCACCATCAAACAAAGTGTTGTGAGCGAGAACCATGCTTTCTGCCCAGTTGAAGGTGTGTAAGTATCGTTTAAGTTGTTCATGCGTTCCGCTTGCCCATTCAGTTCCTTCATTGTTCACCTTGATACCCACGCCAATCACCTCAAATTGGTGATCGCGTACGTACTCCTCTGTTGTTAACTTAGACAGGGAAAAATCCCTGTCATAGTATGTTTCAAAATCTATTGTGATTAAGTCCATTAGAAGTCACCCCCTGCTAACTCACCACCACACGCCATATAACCTGCCCCGTCCACCCAGTTGTCTGGATGTTTCGGATTAGAATTAATACGTGCTACCTTTAGAAGTGTCATCATCACGGCGACATCGGTAGGGTGTACAGGGTAGTCAAGATGCACCGACCAGTAATCAGCTATCCTAGAGAAGTTATTCTCCATATCCCCATGATCAGCCGCACGATCCTTAGTTACGTACGCTTTAGCAGTATCAAGAATATGACCGCGAGAAAATCCCTCTGAGTTTCCCCCAGAGGGTAGTGGCTTTTTTCTGGTGCCGTTTGCTTCCTCCTCTGCGATAAACACCTCTTTAGGCGTTCCGATCTTCTGCATTAACTTGTAAGCGTACCCATACGATACGCCAGTAGCCTTTGCGACCTGTGCAGGGGTAGCTGTTTTATTCTTAACTAAATACGCCCATACCTTATCGGCTTTGGGGGATTGTTTCTTGGTACTCATGTCGTTCTCCTAGTGCTCGTACGATATAACAAGTGACCACAAGACCCTCGTACGGTTAAGGTCCGGTGGCTAAGTTGATTACTCGGGGGATTGTGCGGCTTGCTTTCTTGCATACTTCTCACCCCACGAAAAGAATATCCGCATGGGTGAATACTTCGGAGCAAGTAGGTAAGCCTCAACGCAATGATTTGCGATAGCTGTCCATTCAGCCCTAGTTCGTTGCTTCGACACGTGCCACCTCCCATAGAATGCACGCCTTACCCCATTGGGTTTTGCCGCGCCTTCCGCTATCCCTTACACGACGATCATTTGATAACTCAGATAGACGTGGTTGTACTGAAACATAAGGACGTTCAAGATGATCCGCGATGTCTTCAGTGCTCAGTGGTATAGGTGATTTGGTTAGTAGTGCGTAGACTTGTTCACGTAAGGTAACTTTCTTACCTGCGTTATCTTCAGCGGCGGCGAGACTTGTATCTCTACGCTGATAACCGATACCTTCTTCGGTGTATCCCATAACGATCTCCAATTTTTGCAGTGTCTAAACAGGTGAGCCTTCAAAATCTAACTCTAACTGTCGTGGGTCGCGGTGCTTACCGCCAACATAGACCAACACGTCATCTATATTGTCTTCGTTAATGACAAGACTTATGCCATCGTTAGCTTTTATATCAGATAAATTCTTTTCTTGCAAGGGAGTTGGTTTGTTTTTACCTGCCTTACATTCTATACCAAAGAACTTACCCTCGTAGCATCCGATGATGTCAGGAACGCCACTCTTACCGTATCCTCCTGTAACTGGATAGAAGTAGTAGGCTCCTAACATCTTTAGGTGCGCCGCTACTTTCTTCTTAACTTTTGCTTCTGGTGTCATTGCCATCTTGTTCTCCTGTGTTGTCTACGTCAGTAACCTTTCCGCTACACTGTGTGCACTTGCGCGTATTGGGTTCTTCTGTTTGCATCAAGGGTTGCATACACCACGGACACAAACCCTCAGATAATCTTTTTTCGATTTCCCCTCGTTCGTCGATCATGTGTTTCCCCTCGGAACTGGTATCAAAATCAAAGTCGGGGGGTGGCGAACCATCCCCCCTGTTAGTGCCGCACTAACATTACACACGGAATATCCAATAAACATTATCATCAATCCGTCTGCCTACCGCTTCAACCTCACTGGTTGGCTTATCCAATGGGGTCATCATCAGTAGAGCAACCTTCTCTTGCATCCACAAAGGAAGGTCATCCACTGAAGGGTACTCTCCACTGACCGCGCTGTCAACTTCCATGCCAATACATGACACCTCGACAGTGTTGGTGTGTGGGTTTACGTAGACGCGGTATACGTTATCATCATGTGGTAAGTCGTTATCGCACGACATAAAACATACCCTCACCTGCGGAGAAGCCAACATCATCAACGTAATCATTGGCTTGCAGGATATTGAGTACAGAAAGTTTCTGCATAATGTCTTCGGGTAACGTATCCGTTGTGTATCGTTTTACATCGTCACTGATCTCTACATTGTAATTACTCTCAGCATTGTCGATGTCGATCACATCAAACATCTGCTGATCCATACGCTCGTATACTCGTACAAACCACATTGGCACGGTGCGTCCTTTCAATCTATTCAGTTCATCTTGCTTAGCAAAGAAGTCAGTAAGTCGTTCACCAAACATAGCGTCAATAAACTCATAGTTACTGTTCATCAGGTGCCGTAGTTCATTGAGTAGAGTAGACCCCTCGTTGGTACGTGAGGAATATAAACTCTGCTCCACGTCGATCACCTTGTTACGTATCTCGGTGAACTCACCCTTTGCCACTTCAACCACACTATCCACTGCATTCGACGCGTCTCGTAGACGTGTGCCTGCTAGCTCTTGCGGTGACATCATACGTATAAACTTCTTAGCGTTACGTACTGCCACATCAAAATTGGTGGACATCTTCATGAAGTATTGCTTGCTGTACTCGGCATACTTGCCGTTCACAATCGTACGTGCTTGCACAACATACATGGGCGTACCATCACCACCATCTCGGTAGTCACCGAAACCTACCCACCCTAGTATGTATGGGCAATCTTCTCGGTATATCCAACAACTTGCTGAGTTGCGTGGGTGCATCTTCACACGTAGTTCCTTACACACCCGCGCCGCCAGTGTCGTTGCTTCATTGTCGAGCATGTCCTTCGGACTGTTTGTTAGTGCGTCACTAACAAGTTGGTATTCATATCTAGCCATTGTCGTTCTCCTTAAACTTAGCCGTTTCTGATTTTATTGAACGCATCGTGTACTTGTTGTGCGCGTCTCTTCATTGCCATACGTGCCTCGAATGTCTCCTCTGTCTCGGCACGTGTCTCTAACTGTTGTACCCTATGGGCTACAGTTTCTTCCATTAGCTTCAATGCTTCTTGATAGTCCATGTTACATCTCCCTTGATGTTATGTTTACGTGCTTACCTGTATCAGGCTTTGCACTCTTGTTGTCTAAGATGCACCATAGCACAGGGCAAGACCACTGACCCCATGATCCACCAAGGTACCCATCGGTGAGAACAATCGCGGCTTGTGGCTTGACACCATGCTCGGTGAGGTAGTCGGTAACGCACTCAACATTAGTGCCACCACCACCCTTGGGCTTGGTAGTCTTCACCAGTTCGTCTAGCTGGTGCATGTCGTACTTCTCGTCCTGACACACACGTGTGTCCCAGTAGAGTAAGCGGATATGATCAGGGTGCACCGTGTCGCAGATAGCCTGTATCTCTGACATGAAAGCTGTAAGTTCTAACTGACCAATGGAGCCTGACGTGTCAACGGCAATGACCAGTTCACCCACCTGCTCGCTGATACCGCTAGGCATGTAGTAACCTGATGACACGTAACGCCTGTTCGGTCGTTGCCATGTCGAGTAGTCATTACCTGCACATGTGGTCTGTATAAACTCACGCAATACCTCGCGCCAATCTATCTGTGGTTCGAGTAGTTGCTCAAGGTCACGATCACCACCACTGCCCATCTTACCTGCGATCAACGCGCCCTGACGTATTGCCTCGTCAACATCACGTGCTAACTCGCGCTTCTCATCTGGTGTAAGTTCGGCGGCACCATCCCAGTCATGGCTGTCGAAACCTTTAGGTGATTCATCACCTGACCCCTCGTCGCCATCTTGTGGTGAACCGTTACCACCTGATCCCTCACTATCTTCACAGTCGTCGCCACCACTATCTTGTGGTGAGCCGTTATCACGTAGGTCAATAAAGACTGCCGCTGAATCCCAGTGTCGATACTTCACATCGAGGCACCCACCTTGGGGCATGACTGCCCAACCATCGGTGTTGTCATCCGCAATCTTGATGTTGATCACATAGTCACACGCTTGGTTGGCAAGCTGAGCATCTTGGTCGTGCAGATGTCGCCATGTAGTAAGGTGTTTATACAGCTTGTGGTATACCTCATGAAGTACAAGGAACCGTAGTTCTGCATCGTTGAGCGAGTCAATGAAGTCTCGCCCATACATCTCGTCACGTCCGTTGGTACATGCCGTTGGTATGTTGTCCACCACCGAACGATCACCGATCATGAGGACACCTGCGAGGGCAACGTATTTAGGGTTGCCCATGATGTCAACGACAGCTTTGGATAGTCGTTGCTCTGGGGTAAGTTGTTTACCTATTGCTAACATAGTCTTCTCCTTACTTCTTGTCGGCGGCGAACATGTAGTTGTTGTCCATTGCCCATTGAGTAAACTTCTTGTTGGTCATCACGACCTTGCGGTGTGCATACTTCTCGGCACTACACCCATTGGCGAACATACCTTGTGCTTCCTTGTCGAGGCGCACCATGTAGTCCATCCATGCGGCGATCCAGTCGGCTCCCATAGTAGATAGGCTACGGTAAACAACCATACACACGGCGGCGGCACTGTCAGGGACCTTGGCATTCTTGGGATCGTCCTTGATAGATTGCAGTGACGGTAGTTGGTCGGCTAGTTTGACAAAGGCCATCAAGTCCATAGCGCCACGTTCACCAATGGTACCCATGAGTAAACCTGTTAACGTCTGATCATCGAAGTGCTCTCGTGTCTTGAGCCAGTCGGACGCGGCCTCAAGTGAGCGCGGTGTAACAAACGCGGTACGTTGTTGCTTGGGGTGGTAGATGTAGGGATTGTCATCGGGGTCTTTGACATCCTCGAACCCATGAAACAAATGGGGGTTGTCCTTACACCAACCAAGTAGTGTGTGGTCAACACCGTTGTTGATACCCCACTCGATCCACTCCATGTTGTCAGGTTTACGTGCGGTGATCACCGTTATGCGGTTCCTCGCATGTGGTGGTAGTAGATCACCGACACCCTCAGCACCAAGGTTAGTTGTAGCAAACACTAAGCTGTCAGGGTGCAGTTCGTACCCACCGATCTTGCGCTCCAACATGACACGTAGTAACGCGTTCTTCACCGCAGGGTTAGCCTTGCCATACTCGTCGATCATGAGAATGATAGGTGTCTTGTGGTGTGCGCCCAACTCCTCATTGGTCGCGTACGAAACGTAATCGGCGTTATCCAGTTGGTTCATCTTGGGTATGGTGATGTCGCCTAAGTCCTTGGTGGTACAGTCGAAGTAGCACGGTGTGTGCTTGGGTAGGTCACGTGATAACGTGGTAAGTAGTGATGACTTACCTGTACCCATGTGCCCTTGGACAAGGACGGTGCGCTTGTCACCACCCTTGAGTATTGATGTTGCGATTTGGTCTAAGCCAAGTGCGTACATTTGAATTGCTGAGTTCATAATATTTCTCCGTTGATTTGTTAGTGCGGCACTAACTGATTAAAGGTCTATTGATGGAAGTGCTTTGATGACATCATCGACAGCACGTTTAGTTTCTGCGCGAAGGTAGCCATCCTCGCGCAATGCGTCTGGTGTAATACCACGTAGGGCATCATCCAGTTTCATGCGCATCGCTGACATCTGACTGTCACCTGTTACGTTGCACACATCCAGTAGATCGACGAGATCAACCACGTTGGACACTAGCGTGTCACGAAACACTTTCTTCTGTTCGTGATCGGCATAGTCGAGACGCTCTGACATCTTGGTCAATGCTTTGAACGCTCGTTGCCATACGTCATTCATGGCGTTGGTCAGTTGCTCGGAGTAATACGACTGGTAGTGCTCGCGTACTAACTCGTTACCCTCGTTACCTATATCCACCCTGAAGTCACCTGCATCTGGTAACGGTATATATGAGAAGCGAAAGTTGAACTTGTTGGCTATGCTCTCCGCCGATGGATAGTCATCGTGTGAAAACAAGTTGCCAAGCCTTGCCTGTGACTGACTGATCGCCCAGTCGTATGTGTCGATAAAGGTCTGAACCATTCGGCTGTACTCGTTCTGAACCTCGGTCATTGCCTGATGGTATTTGAAATACTGAGCAGTCGGTAGTAATCGAAGGCCAGTATCAGACCACGGCATTGTCATGCTGTAATGTAGGTTACGAACATTAGCGGTAAACTTCTGTACCGCCGTGAGTTCATCGCAGTTGCCCAGTAGTTTCTTGTGGACGTTTGCGATACCTGCATCGGCATGGTTGGTTGTGGTGACATCTTTTGATGCACGCTTGTCTAACTTGCGCCCAGTCCATGTACTGATGCTTAACTCTACCAACATAGATGAAGAGCCAATGGATGGTGCTGTTACCGCATGGTCGTTTGTTAGTGCGGCACTAACATTGCTTTCGTGTGACATGTCGTTCTCCTGTGTGACATTTGGTTTAGGTTGTTGGTGAGAGGCTACCTGTCATAGGACAAGAGGGGGAACCGTTGAAACCTCCCACCAACATAACTATTATGCCACAAATAGCGAGACATGTCAAATGATGTCAGGACGTGTGTAGAAGTGTAATGTTCTGTTGTTTAGTGTAATGTTCTTACAATGTTCGGAAGCAAGTCATTGATTTACATACAATGTTCTAATGTTCGCTGTTTGGGGGAGTGAGAACTAGCTCGGAGGGGGGCCGACGAGGACGTACAGAAACGAACACTGTTAGTGCCACACTAACTTTACCCATTAGATACAATTATTATTATATAGAACAATAGATATAAATAATAAGAAAACTAAACAAACTACAAAAGCTGATAAGCAGGTTATGCTAACGCATGTCAGTAATTGCCACTCGATGGCATCAAAACTAAATGTACGTTTGACACTTCACAAAAGCGAACAATAGCCGAACATTACGAACATTAGTGCGAACAAAGGCTCAGCGCGACACAAGTAACTGGTATCGTGTGTTAGTGTGACACTAACAAAGCCAGCAGGCTGCGCTACATGCAACCATGTGATGACGTGCACACGTGAGGCTCAGCGCGACACTAGGAACTGGTATCTTGTTGTTAGGGCTACACTAACACCCAGCAGCCCGGTGGCTCTAAGGTGTCACGTGGTAACACGAACACACGAGGCTCAGCGCGACAGAAGGAACTGGTATCGACTGCGCCAAAGCGCAGGCATAAAAAAACCCCGCCGAAGCGGGGTTGATCTTAGTTGACAATTGAATCCCAAATTGCCGTGGGTGTTAGGCAAGAGTTAGTTGCTGTCCAATATGATTGATCCCATGACTCACAACCTAGTAACAAGTTAATGATGATGAAAGCAAACAAGAGGCCGATTGCGAAGGTGGCCGCTAGGCCACCTCCTATTTCAATCAAGCGCTTCACTTGAGTACCGCCAAGGCAACCTTGATCTTGGCAATCATGTCAGTCAGATCGAAGGTTGCTTCCTCCGCTGTCTGGCACACCTTGATAACATCGTTCAAGTTATCGCGGACCCGTTGATCAAGTGGACGGTTGCGTGATCCTGCACCGTCTGACTTGTCACCATCTAAGCGCTTGCTGATCTGTGACTTGAAGTCACCGATGCGAGCACCGATCTGTTGTTGCCAGTATCGCTTGTCACTCTTTTGTATTTCAGTAAGTGACTTAGTGGGCTTGGCTAGCAATGCCTGATTAGACTTAGTGAAGCCCATGACAACCGCTGATCTAAGCGCTGTCCATTCATCCGCATGGATGGTTGAACCGTCTGACTTAGGGCTGACGTAATCAGTCACCTTGTCAAACCCGTCTGCTATTAACAAGTCAAGCGCCGCAACGCCCGCCTTGTCTGCCTTGATGCCTAGCTCAACCGCGCTAGCTATTTTCTTTTGTGTTGCTGTGTTTAAAGTACGCATGTCATTCTCCTATGATTGACAGTTAAGTTATGTCAGCAGGTTCCCCCTGATGACAATTACACTATGCCAAACATATGATAACAAATCAATAGATAAACTGACAGGATGACAAGTTTACACATAATCCGATAGGCTGTGTTAGTGTCACACTAACAAAACAGGATAGGCCAGACCCTACCCGCCCCCCATAGGCCACTTCACAGCTTGGGACTCCCTCTCTCCTATGTATTACTAGTTTACACGAACGATTGTGTTTTTTCTGAGTTCGGTACCCCCACCCCCCTTATATATGGAACACCCCCCACTAGGAGTCCCAACCTCCTTGCACAAAAACAAATTATTGTGTATAACTCGACATGAACGGTTAATAACCTGCGGAAACAGTATGTCTTTAATGCTCGAACCAGAGATTGGTGTACCATACTCGGATGAAATTCCTTACATGGACCTGCGTGCACGGGCTGAAGCTGCGTGTAATACTGCTTCTATGCTAGAAGAACACGGGTTAGAGATAGAACCTACGAGTGAAGACGAAGCAATTGCTGCAAAAATCACTTTGGCTTACGCTGACAACCCTGAAAAGACTTCTAAGAAGGTCTCGACTAAACGCGCATCCGCTTTACCACCCGCCGCGTTGATGATGACACACAATATTCTCACCCAATTCGGACATTCTGTCGTAGAAAGCGCAGTTCAAGTCCGTCATTTGGTTACAAACAAGTTAATTGAAGAGACTGAGAACCCAGACCCCCGCGTTCGTATCCGAGCATTGGAGCTTTTGGGTAAGATTTCGGACGTTGGGCTGTTTACAGACAAGACCGAAGTCACAATTACCCACAGAACGACCGATGAACTACGTGAAAGCCTACGCAGTAAGCTATCAAAGCTGGTAAATCCAGAGGAAGACGTGATAGATGCGGAGTTTGTAGACCCAGATGCCATAGATATTGATGCCGAACTAGGTATCGAGGACGAATCTGATGAGTGATATGGCTTTAGACTTCTCTGAAGACGATATTCAGCGGTTGCTAGACAACCTAGACAGCTTTTCTAACGATGAAATAGCTGAAATAGATAAAATGGCGGGGGAATTGAACACCCGTAAGCAGAATAAGGCCGCGTATGATGACCTTATAGCCTTCTGTAAGCTAATGATGCCCGAGTTTATTGTAGGTAAGCACCACCGCATACTAGCGGACATGCTTATGGACATTGAGAGAGGGGAAAAAGACCGTGTTTGTGTGAATATACCCCCTAGGCATGGTAAATCCCAGCTTGTTTCTATCTTCTATCCGGCGTGGTATTTAGGCAGAAACCCGAACAAAAAGGTCATGATGGTTTCTCACACTACAGATTTAGCGGTGGACTTTGGGCGTAAAGTACGTAACTTAATAGCTACAGATAACTACCGCTCGGTATTCCCTACTGTAAAACTGGCACAGGATAGTAAGTCAGCAGGTAGATGGAACACAAACGTCGGAGGAGAATACTATGCTTGTGGAATTGGCTCTGCTCTTGCTGGGCGTGGCGCAGATTTACTGCTTGTTGATGATCCACATTCTGAACAAGACGTGATCAACGGGAACTTCGAGGTGTTTGCTAAAGCATACGAGTGGTTTACGTTTGGTGCGCGTACTCGTCTAATGCCCGGAGGTAGCGTAGCTATCATCCAAACTAGATGGCACATGGACGATTTGACTGGGCGTGTTACAAACGACATGGCAAAGAACAATCGCTCTGACCAGTACGAAGTGGTAGAGTTTCCAGCTATATTAGAAGTAAAAAATAAAAAAACTGATCGTTACGTGGAGAAACCACTGTGGCCTGAGTTTTTTGACTTAGAGGCACTGCTACGTACTAAAGCATCTATGCCCACGTTCCAATGGAACGCACAATACCAACAAAATCCTACGTCTGAAGAAGCGTCGATAGTTAAGCGAGACTGGTGGAACCTGTGGGAACAAGATAGCCCCCCTTCCTCTGAATACCTTATAATGTCTTTGGACGCCGCAGCAGAAACACACAACCGTGCTGACTATACAGCACTTACTACTTGGGGCGTTTTCTTCAACGAAGATACAAATGCGTACAATATTATATTGTTAAACAGTATAAAGAAGCGTATGGAGTTTCCTGAGTTGAAAACACTAGCAATGGAAGAGTACGCTGAATGGGAACCTGACGCGTTTATTGTGGAAAAGAAAAGTGCGGGTACCGCGTTGTATCAAGAAATGCGACGGATGGGACTGCCCGTATCAGAGTATACTCCGCATAGAGGATCGGGTGATAAGTTAGCGCGACTTAACTCTGTTGCAGATATTGTGGCATCGGGCATTTGCTGGATACCCCCTACTAGATGGGCAGAAGAAGTGGTAGAAGAGATTGCCGGATTCCCTTTTATGAGTCATGATGACTTAGTGGACTCAACGGTGATGGCGCTTATGCGATTTAGACAGGGTGGATTTATTCGACTACCTACTGACGAGCCAGAAGAGCAACAATACTTCCGCCAACGTCGTGGTGGGTTTTACTGAGAGGCTAGATTATGGCGATAGAAAAAGGGTTATATTCAGCCCCAGAGGGTTTGGATAAGGAACTAGAAGGTGGCTTAGAAGGTGTCGAAGAGATGGACACGTCTGCGCTAGAGATAGAGATTGTCGATCCTGAAATGGTTACGCTGTCTGATGGGAGTGTTGAGATCACATTAATCCCTGACATGGACGAGACTGACCTCATGGAGTTTGATGGCAACTTGGCAGAGGCGCTGGAAGACGGCGACCTGCAAGAACTATCTAGTGACTTGTTAGGGCTTGTAGAAGCTGACATCGAAAGCCGAAAAGAGTGGGCGGATACGTTTGTTAAAGGACTAGATACTCTAGGACTTAAATACGAAGAGCGTACAGACCCGTGGGATGGTGCTTGTGGAGTGTATTCTACAGTCCTAGCAGAAGCAGCTATCCGGTTCCAAGCAGAGACAATGAGTGAGACGTTTCCCGCCGCTGGACCTGTCAAGGTTAAAATTCTTGGGGACGAAACACAAGAAAAAATTGAAGCCGCTGAACGTGTAAAGGCTGACATGAACTATGAGCTTACTGAGCGCATGGTGGAGTACAGACCCGAGCACGAGCGTATGTTGTATAGCCTAGGGCTTGCAGGATCAGCGTTTAAGAAGGTTTACTTCGATCCTAACCTAGGACGCCAGATGGCGGTCTATATCCCAGCAGAAGACGTTATCGTGCCTTATGGCGCGTCTACGATTGAGCAAGCTGAACGTGTCTCGCATATTATGCGCAAGACCAAGAACGAACTAAAAAAATTACAGGCAGGGGGTTTCTACCGTGATGTAGAACTAGGAGACCCTGAGCCATTCCATACAGACATCGAAGAGAAGAAAGCCGAAGACGGTGGCTTCTCTATATCTGACGACAGTCGCTTTGCCATTTATGAAATACACGCAGATTTAATTATTGATGGTGTTGACGAAGACGAAGACGAGATAGCAAAACCTTACGTTGTTACTATTGAACGTGGTACTGGAGAAATTCTCGCTATACGGCGTAATTGGAATGAAGACGATGAGCTAATGCTCAAGCGTCAACACTTCGTACATTACGTATACGTACCGGGATTTGGCTTCTATGGCCTTGGCCTTATTCATATCATTGGTGGGTATGCTAAGGCTGGGACTTCCTTGATACGTCAGCTAGTTGATGCTGGTACTCTGTCGAACCTCCCCGGCGGATTAAAGTCCCGAGGACTACGTATCAAGGGGGATGACACTCCCATCGAACCGGGGGAATGGAAAGATGTTGACGTACCATCAGGTAGTATCCGCGACAATATTATGCCCCTTCCTTACAAGGAGCCAAGCCAAACTCTCTTAGCTTTGTTGAACCAGATTACGACTGAAGGTCGTAGATTGGGCGCTATTTCTGACATGAACATTTCTGATATGTCAGCTAATGCCCCTGTTGGAACTACACTGGCGTTATTGGAGAGAACTCTCAAGCCAATGGCGGCAGTACAAGCGCGGGTTCACTACACTATGAAGCAGGAGTTTAAACTCCTTAAAGCTATCATGGCAGAGCACGCACCCGAGGAGTACGGGTATCAGCCCCTACGAGGCGAAATAGGCGCACGGCAGCTAGACTATATGATGGTGGATGTAATCCCTGTCAGTGACCCTAACAGCTCTACAATGGCTCAACGAGTCGTACAGTACCAAGCTGTGCTACAGATGGCTCAGCAAGCGCCTCAGATATATGACCTACCACAACTACATCGCCAGATGATTGAAGTGTTAGGTGTGAAAAACGCAGACAAACTTGTTCCCACAAGAGAAGATTCCAAGCCCGCCGATCCAGTCAGCGAGAACATGGATGCTCTGGTTGGCAAGCCAATACGAGCGTTTATCTATCAAGATCATCAAGCGCATATTGCAACGCACACGTCGTTTATGCAGGACCCACAGGTTGCTCAGATGATTGGTCAGAACCCACAGGCACAGCAGATTATGGCGTCACTACAAGCGCATATCGCAGAGCACCTTGGGTTCCAGTATCGCCAACAGATCGAAGAGAAACTTGGTGTGTCACTACCGCCTCCGGGGGAACAACTGCCAGAACAGATCGAAGTAGATTTGTCACGTCTGGTAGCCGAAGCGGGCGCTCAAGTTATGCAGGGGCATCAGCAAGAAGCTGCGCAGAAGCAAGCGGAGCAACAGCAACAAGACCCAATCTTCCAGCAGAAGCAAGCAGAGCTACAACTCAAAGGACAAGAAGTCCAACGCAAGGCAGCAAAAGATCAGCAAGAAGCGCAGATCAAACAGGCAGACTTGCAGCGTAGATCGCAGAAAGATCAAGTCGATGCCTTGATGGGTGCTGAAAAGTTAAAGCTGGATCAACAAGAATTACAACTAGATGCCCAGAAAGAGGGTGTTCGCGTGGCGGCAAGTCGTCGTCAAGAAAACAACAAGCTCGATTTAGAGCTTGCGAGGATGATGGCTGACAAGCCTAAACGAGGTGAATAATGGCTAAAACCGTCTTTGACGTGCTAGTAAATAAGATCGACGAAGATATATCGTCTGCAACTCAATTTCTTTCTGGGGGGTCCGCTAAAGACTTCGCAGGCTATAAGGAAATTGTTGGCTTAATTCGGGGTCTCGAAGCCAGCAAGCAACACATTGAGGACCTCTCGCGTAACTATATGGAAGAAGATGATGACTAATACTCAGACTATTGAAGTACCTGATGCACTGAAAGCAAAAATGGCGGCGGAAGCAAAACTAGATATTCCCCCTGCCCCTGACAAACGTGAAGTTAGTGACGAGGAATGGGAAGCACAAATGCCCAAACCTTCTGGCTATCGTTTGTTAATAGCACTACCCGATGTCGAAGAATATTATCACGACAGTACCCTCCTTAAAACAACTGACCAGATGCACAAAGAGTACATCATGTCGATTATGGGTATTGTTATAGACATGGGCGCAGATGCCTATTCAGACAAAGATCGTTTCCCCGAAGGTCCTTGGTGTAAAGAGGGTGACTATGTGATGTTTCGTATGAACACAGGCACACGGTTTAAGGTTAACGGAAAAGAATTTAGATTGATGAACGATGATTCTGTGGAAGCTGTAATTCCCGATCCTCGTGGCATCATGGCTGTATAGGAGAAAACTCATGCCTTTTCAAAAAGTAGAATACGAGTTTCCTGATGAGGAAACAAAAGAAAAACAAGACATCGAAGTGGAGGGTTCCAGTGCTATCGAAGTGGACATTGGAGGTAAGAAAGCTAAGGCCGCTGCTGAGAAATCTGAGTCTGTCGTTGAAAGTGAAGCGGATACTGATGACGACGAATATGAGGTTGAAGTGGTTGATGATACGCCGAAGGCTGATCGCAACCGTAAACCCTCTGATCCCCCAGAAGACGTTACTGATGACGAGTTGGAAGACTATTCAGAGAAAGTGCGTAAACGGATACAGCATTTTAGCAAGGGCTATCACGACGAACGCCGCGCTAAAGAAGCGGCTTTCCGTGAACGTGAAGAGTTGGAGAGACTATCTCAACAGCTTGTGGAAGAGAATAAGAAACTCAAATCCAACGTAAACAAAAATCAGACAGCATTACTTGAGCAAGCTAAGCGTAGCGCAGTAACTGACTTAGAATCTGCTAAAAAGCAGTATAAGGAAGCGTATGAAGCTGGGGACTCAGATGGTGTCCTTTCTGCACAAGAAAGCCTAACAAATGCCAAGATTAAGGCCGATAGGCTAAATAATTTCAAGTTACCAGCTTTACAAGAAGATGAAACTAATGTAAAAATGGTACCTGAAACCACCCCACCGCCAGTGGAGGTTGATAAACGAGCGCAAGCGTGGCAAGACGCGAACGACTGGTTCAACCAAGACGTAGAGATGACAAGCTACGCGCTGGGGTTGCATAATAAACTTGTCAATGAGGGTGTAAGCCCTCAGAGTGATAACTACTACGAGAGGATTGATTCTCGTATGCGACAGTTATTCCCCGAGAATTTCGAGGGGGAGGAAGTAGAAAAGCCGAAGAAGCAGTCAAATGTGGTTGCACCCGCTACGCGGAGCACTTCGCCTAAGAAGATTAGGCTAACGCAAACACAGTACCAGCTCTCTAAACGCTTGGGACTTACTCCCGAACAATACGCCAAACAGGTTGCACTAGATATGAGGAAACAATAATGGCTACTAACAGAATTGACCGTGAATTAGAAACGCAAGAAAAAACGATCCGCAAAAAGGCTTGGACGCGTCCCGAGGTGTTACCATCTCCAAATCCCGAGCCGGGTTATGAATTTCATTGGGTTCGTATAAGCACGCAAGGGCAAGTAGATGCCACGAATGTATCCTCGAAATTAAGAGAAGGTTGGGAGCCTTGTAAAGCACAAGATCACCCCGAGATTACGATGGTTACTGTAGAGAATGAACGCTTTGCAGAGAACGTAGTAATTGGTGGTTTGATGTTATGTAAAGCTCCATCAGAGTTAGTTGAAGAACGGTCTAGTCACTACCAACAACAGACAGACGCTCAGATGCACTCTGTAGACAACAGTCTCATGAGAGAAAATGATCCTCGTATGCCTCTGTTTAACAACAGACAAACGAAGGTTACTTTTGGAAACGGAACTTAAATTAGGAGCTTAACATGGCTTACCCAACTGTAAGTGGCCCTTCAGGGCTAGTTCCGGTTAAACTTGTAAGCGGCGTACCTTTCGTGGGCGTAACTCGTCAATATAGCATTGCGAGTGGTTATAACACGAACATCTTTAATGGTGACGCTGTACAACTTGTTACCGGAGGCACCGTAGAACGTGATACTGCTGACGCAGCGATGACGCCTATTGGTGTATTTCTTGGTTGTACTTATACTGATCCCTCACTGGGCTATCAGTTATTCAGCCAATATTACCCAGCAAACACCGCTGCATCTGACATCATGGCTTACGTCGCTGATGGCACTGATGTGTTGTTTAAAGTTGCTGTACTTTCATCCGCTGCTGGCGCTACGCCAGTAATTGGCGATCTAGCGATCACTGATTTGGGTGCAAACGTAGCAATGATCAACAACGCTGGCGATACTGCTACTGGAAATTCACGATGTGGTATTTCCGACACAACCGCTACAACTAATACATTGCCTTTGCGCATTATTAGTCTTGTAGAGGAAACCAAAAACTCATCCGGTGGGTTCACTGAGGCACTCGTTAAATGGAACGCAGGGCATCAAATGAACAACTTAACCGGCGTCTAGGAGGGATAACTAATGGCTATTTCACGCGCCCAGCTCCTTAAAGAGCTACTTCCCGGTCTAAACGCACTGTTTGGGTTGGAATACGCAAAATACGGCGAAGAGCACGCCCAAATTTTTGAAACGGAATCTTCAGATCGCTCGTTTGAAGAAGAAACTAAGCTATCCGGTTTCTCAGCAGCACCTGTCAAGGACGAAGGCTCAGCCATCGAATATGACAATGCTCAGGAAGCATGGAGTGCACGCTACGTCCATGAGACAATTGCGATGGGGTTCAGTATTACTGAAGAAGCCATCGAAGATAACTTGTATGACTCACTGTCTGCTCGTTATACGAAAGCATTAGCTCGTGCTATGGCGTACACTAAGCAAGTTAAAGCTGCGTCTATTTTGAACAATGGATTTGCTGCTGGCACCACTTACGGTGACGGACAGCCATTGCTCTCAACAGCGCATCCGCTTGTTTCTGGTGGCACCAACGCGAACCGCCCAACTGTTGCGGCTGACCTTAACGAGACTTCTCTTGAAGCCGCCGTTATTGGTATTAGCCAGTGGACAGATGAGCGAGGATTGTTGATCGCTGCTCAGCCACGGAAGCTCATCATTCCACCAGCATTGCAATTCGTTGCAACTCGTCTGTTGGACACTGATGGTCGTGTAGGTACTGCGGATAACGATATTAACGCTCTTCGCAATAACGGTTCTATCCCTGAAGGATATGCTGTTAACCACTACCTCACAGACACCAATGCTTGGTTCTTGATGACTGATGTGCCTAACGGCCTGAAGCACTTTGTTCGTACCCCAATGTCTACATCTATGGATGCTGACTTTGACACGGGCAATTCGCGCTACAAGGCTCGTGAGCGTTATTCCTTCGGGGTTTCTGACCCACTAGGAATTTACGGATCACCCGGTGCGTAATTAGTGTGGGGGGCAACTATTGCCCCCCATTACTTTTTGTGATATAAGATACCAATCCCTGACAGTTGCATTCCCGTAACTGACTAACCCAGACAGGAGATTAACATGGGTACTACTACATTTTCTGGTCCTATTCGGGCTGGCACTATTCGTAACACTAATGGCACAACAGTAGGTACTGACGTAGCAAACGTCGGTTATGTTGTAATGTGTCAATCCTATACAGCCGATCTATCTGGCGGTGCACTTGCTGCGGTCGTCACCGATATGGTCATTCCCGCTAACTCTAAAATCGTTAACATTATTGTTGATTTGGCTGTTGCAGCTAATACTACTACTAACATTAGTGTTGGTGATACTGTTGGCGGCGCTTCCACATACATTAACACTCTTGCTTCAGGAACAACCGTAGGCATCAAAGCCCTTGGTATTTCTGGCGGTGGAACCCTTGCTTGGGGTAACACAGGAACTGCTGATGAGCGTTTAACTGTTACTTCTTCCGCAGCTACTACTGCGGGTAGCGCAGTAATTACTGTAATGTATGCACAGGCGTTTAACACTGCAATTCAACCGTAA